TCAGGCTGCTCTCACCAGCGCATTGTACAACATCTCAATGAACTGCACCGCGCTGGGCGCACCGGTCAGCGGATAGCCTGCCAGCTGCTGCACATACTCCGGGTTTGTGAGCCATGCACCTTTAGCTGCCCGGCGGACAGCGCTTTGAATCGCTTTTGGCTCACATTTTCTGCGGTCGGCGATAGGGGTATAGATATCTTTCTCCACGGCCTGCAGGCGGTCTTCCTGCTCACAGACCAGCTCAAGACACTGGCACAGGATACTGTAGGCGCTCAGGTTACGTGTAATGCCCATCGGGCGCAGCAGATCATTGACTTGAGTGGACAATTCGGAAACGATCATAGTTGACACATCCTTTCTTTGCGTCAACTCTAACCGAAAAACACTTGAAATTTGTTAATTGCGTCGATATGCGTCGTAAAGCGTCGAAACACGCCAAACAAAAACAGCCCCGAGGAACCGTCAGGCTCCCCGGGGCTGGTGCTATACTATGACTTTGTTGGCGTTAACATTTTCGTGATGCCGCGAAAACATCACATATAGTTTTTCTGGCTGCGCACCTGTGCTTCGATCATCGGCTTCAGGTAGCTGTCGAGGTCGCCAAAGGTCTCCTTGATGAACGTGATGGTCTCCTGCGTCAGGGCTTTCTTCGCTGCAGCCAGTGCGCGGTTGTAGGCAATGCGCTGCGCAGCCTCGTCGAACTTGTCCTGCTCCTTCAGGGCATCAACATAGGTCTGGTTGACGTACTGGACGGCGTTGAACACCGCATTGGCGGCATTCTGGAGACAGGTCTGCGCAAACTTGTTGTTGATGTAGCCGTTTGCAATGCTGACACCTTTGTTCAGGCCCCAGCCGAAAATGACGGTCATTGCGGGGATGCAGGCAGTGAGTGCGACTTTCAGAAATTCATTCATAAGAGCTTATCCTTTCTGCTCGGTTTCCGAGCGCTGCTTTAAAATGTCCACGGCCTTGGTGATCGCTGCCGGGATCGGCAGTCCCATCAAGCCCGCGTTTTCAATGATGGAAATGGTCTCGTTACAGATAAAGCCGATCACAACGGCATCCCGCACAAAGGTGGAACCCATCACGGCATCCAGCCTGCAGGCCACCAGCACGATCAGCAGTGTTTCGCCCTTTCGGCACAGGCCCTTCCAGCCTGCGCGGCTTTCCAGCGTGCCGCTTTTGGTCTTGGGGCTTGCGTGGAAAACCCCGGCGACCACAAGCCCCGTGATGTAATCGACTGCCATGAACAGGATCAGCGTCGAAAGTGCCGCATCCCATCCGCCGAATTGACTTGCGATCAGACTGCCGATTACTCCAACCATGGTGCAAACTCCATTCTTCACTACATCACCCATCTGCTTTTTACCTCCCGCACATCGACGTGGACAAAACCGTCCGCGTGGTATCGTCCAATGCCTCCCTTGCCGGGAAGCAGTGTTTCGACGTAGGCCGCCAGCGTGTCCACCGACACGCCAGCGATCCAGATGTCAGCCGCCTTGCCATAAAGGTGCTGGCTGTACTTGGCCGCCTTTTTCTGCTTGGCGTTGTGGCTGGCAGTGCGGAAAGCACTGTTGATGTTCACAGCCTTGCCGAAGTGATCCCGGATTTTTTGCAGTAGAGCCACAAGCTCGTCATCAATAAAGATTGGGTCGCTGCCGTCTTTGCACTTGAACTCCCGGACGTGGAAGTTCTTGCTCAGAGCCTTGCTCCCATCCTTCGCATAGGAATAGGCTTTAATCGCCATTGTTGTTTTCTCCTTTCTGGCTCAATGCCATTTGCAGCCGCTCGACCCACACTCAGCCACCAGCACTGCAAATTCGCCGCGCTCTGCGGTCGTGTCCGCACCACTGGTTTCCAGCCGGGTCATCAGCCTTTCGCACAGATCAGGCCAGCCCATCGGTTAGTCCCGCTCCTTCTGCTTTGCGGCCAGCAGGCCGGTCAGTTCCGTGTAGTGCCCATCGGTCAGCTTGCCAGCAGCGTAGAAGATGTCGATCTTCTCAGCCAGACCGTCGATGGTGCCGCGCTGGATCATGCGCTTGCAGGTACGATACAGAACCATTTCAGATGCTTTAGACATAATGTTTTTCCTCCTTATCAGGTGTTATCAGCTTTATCGGTGTCGTCCGTATCGGAGACACCCAGTTCCAACATGGTGATGCGATATTCCTGCTCGACCACCATAGAGTCGGTGTCAGACTGTGCCGCCTGAAGACTTGCCACGGAGTTCGCCATCCTTTCAAACTCGTTTTTGGATTCTTCTTCGGCCCTCGCCTGAGCAAGATAGCTGTCGTATGCGGCAGCCACATCGAGCGCGAGGCCGTCGTAGAGAGGCATCTCCAGCCGGTACTCGTCGTACTCCCAGCCCTTTGCGGTCAAATCGCCGGATTTTTCTTCAAACGGCTGCGCGTTTTCGAAGAACCGAACCACGGCGACGCCGGGCTTCTGGGGGTGAGGTTCAACCTCAAATGCACCGGACGGGGCGTTGTCGCCTTTTACTTTCATTTTGGATTACCTCCTTCAAAGCGTTGATTTTGATTGGGAAGATTCGGTTTTGCCCTGCGCAAAATGGCAGGGCTGGTAGTTACAAAGTTTCTGGGGGCTGCGGCCCCCAGTCCCCCGTCAGGGGACGAAAAGGAGTCGAGAGCCGATGCCGCCGTGCGAGTAGGACGAGCCGTTTTCGCCGTAGAAATAGAACAGGCCCGAATTCGTTCTGTCGACCCAGCAGCCGCCCACAGCCAGCACAAGCCAGCCGTCCGCAGTCCACGAGTAGTCCGGGATGTAGGTGGTCTCACTGCCTCCGGTAGACGAGGGGTAAATAGCCCACGGTGCAGTTGTGGATACTCCGAGAGCGCTGATGTATCCGCTGGAAGAAGCTCTAGTACCTGCATTGGTGTATCCGGCGGAGGTGTCATCGGCGTATTTCGCGGGGTCAGTACAGACATAGACTGTACTGCCGTTGAAGTTTACGCCGTCCACCCAGTCGAAGACGTTCCCCCACGGGTTTTCGATGTGTCTGTACTGGACGGCGGTTGCGCCGTCCGTGCCGGAAGCTCTGCCGGTGTGGTAGGTCATGCTGTCGGTGCCACCGGAAGGAATTGCCGAGCTGCCACTGCTATAGCCCTTGCCGGTTTTGCTCTGGGTGTTCCAGTCGGCGAACTCCACGATGTAGAGCAGGCCGATGGCGCACCAGCTTGCGTAGTCATACTCGTACCAGCCGGAACCTTTGCTCTTTGCGCCTATGCGGGCAGATGCTCTGGTGATGTTTACCAGCGGAGACCATCCGGTGAGCGAAACATGGCCTGATCCGGTATTGTAGCGACCGACGTATCGGCCAGAGCCGGGGTGCTTCTCAAAGCCTCCCGTTTTCTTGTCGGCGATGTAGAAATAGCGATTCTTCCCGCTTGCATCGTCGATGACCCTGTAATAAAATTCCGGGATAAAGACCATGACGTCGGTGTTCGAGCGACTGAAGCCGCTTTCTCCGAATTTCGGGCCGATCTTGCCGGATGTGACGTTGTATTCCTCCATCCCGCTCCAGGGCATACAAGCATCAAACGGGCTGCTGCCGCTGCCTCCGCCCACGGCGGGAGAAGGACTTGTGGCAATGTCCACGTTGACGAGTGCGTTCGGGTCGCTGGCTCTGAGTAGTCTGGTGCAGGCCGTGGAGCTGTTTCCGTAGCTCCAGCAAACGCCGTAGATGCGGACATAGGCAAGCTCTACCGCATAGTCTTTATATGCGGTGGCCGCTACAGTTTCGGTGGTGGTCTCATCATCCTTGGTGGCAGTGATGCTCCATGTGCCAAGGGCCGGAGGGTACAGCTTGACAGTTCCGGTTTCCTCATCGCCGGTGACTGTGGCGGTCATAGTGTTGTCGCCGCAGGTGGCTGTCAGTGTGCTTCCCACGGGGGCGGTCAGGGTCAGAGTGCAAAAACGTGCAGTTGCAGTGTACGTTTCTCCATTCTCCAAGATCTCCACTTCTGCGGTGTCACTGGTGGCACTCCCCTTGGATGCCTGCACGGTATAAGTGCCGGAACACTTGATGCGCACCGAGGCGTTGCCGCTGCTGTCCGCTGTTGCGGTATATGCCTTTCCGGTGGGCAGAGTTGCCGTGACCACAGCGTCCGGGGCAGTGGTTACATTCAGCGTGGCCGCAAAGTAAGGCAGCGTCAGCGTGTATTTACCGCCCACGACATCCACCGTGATGGTGTCATCGGTGGTCAGACCGGCCAGTGATGCCGTGACCGTCCACTCGCCCAGTCGGGGTAACGTGGTGGTGAAGCTGCCACCAGTCGCCGTGCCGGTGATGGTGCTCTGGCCGTCGGTCAGGGTCAGGGCGCTGCCTGCGGTCGTGGTGACGGTGAGCTTCGGCAGCGTATTGCCCAGCACCACATCAAGCGCCTGCTGAAGGTTAGACGCTCCCGTTTCGTAGGTGTCCTCGAAGGAGATGTCTTTGGCCGCTCCATACTGGTCGAGCATTTCGCGGACGAACTTCTCGGCTGCTGCCTCATCCATGATTTGGCCGCTGTCTTCCAGTCTTTTGATGGCTGCGGACAGGGCGGCGGAGATCACGTCAACGTGGGCGTGCTGGTCTTTGTCGTGTTCGGAAATCATTTCCCGCACACGCTTTTCAGTGGCTACGACATTCGGATCGGCGGTGATGGTGATTTGCGCCGCACCGGAGATGGCAAGCGCAGCGTAAAACTCCATGACGAAATCGGCATTATCCGTTTCGGACGGGATCTCGATTCCGCGTTCATCCTGCAAGATAACCGCCAATGCATCGCTGTTGCTGCCAACCAACTCAGCATAGATGCCGATCTGATGCAGCACATAGCCCTGCGTCAGCCCGGCATTGGTGATCTGGATTTTGATGGTGCGGATGGCATCTTCATCTTCACCAGTTTTCTTGATGCTTGCAATGGCAAGCGTCTGGCGCTGATCGGTCACTGCCGTTGCATTGCTCAGTTCTGCCGCGGCCATCGTGCCTGCGCCGCTTACAGCGCGGGTGAAGTTCATACCCTTACCAGCCAAAGCTTCGGAGAGCATGGCCGTGCCAAGGGTAGTGTAAACTGAGTTATTCCAGCTCATCTGGCTTTTCCTCCATTCTTCTGACTATGATTGTTGTTTCTGTTCGGGTTCCAGCCGGGGCGACTGCGGCAAATGCCGTGACGGTCCCGCTCTGAGGCTTTATCTTTCCACGCACTTTTGCGGTGACGGAGATGAAGGTGCCGCAGGGTGCGGCGGCAGCGTAGGCATATGCTTCTACGGGGTCACAGAACAGATACATTCCGAACACGATATGCGCAGGCTTGATCTGGTTTACCATGTGGATCAGTTCTTCGCGGTGAAGCTTATCTTCAACGTGAGTGCCGATGGTCAGCAGGTAAGCCGGATAATCCACGCGGCATGTCCACCGGCCAACGCCCAGTAACGTGTCGAGCTGTTGGTACAGAAATGCAAGTGTAAAGGGTGGGCGGGTGCACAAACGCGACAGAATGCGCTGCCGTCGAAAACTCAGCGTTTCGGTCAAAGGCTTTGCCCGGATATGCAGGACTTGTTCCCATTTCTGCACAGAATCCACATCCATGGTCTGGACAAAAAAGTTCTGCCCGATGACCCGTACACTATCAGCTGTCCGGGAAAATTGTGCTTTTTCAGCGTCACAGACCTGCTGGTATTCCGCAATTTCCCGGTAAAAAGGCGGCAAAAGGGAATGCAGGTCATGGTTCAGGTCAAATTCCATGTAGTTCCACCTTCCCCAGCACCGGAACCTGCTGCAAAGCACCGGTCTGCTGCAGCGCCATGTCCGCAGCAATCCCATTGAGCGTCAGAGCCGAAACATTGACGACCCCATCAAGAGAGATGAGCGCGGCAAGGACACGAGCAAGGTACACCTCTGCCGAGTAGGCAATGGCCGTACTGCTGATATTGACATCCCAGTTTTTACGAATCTGCAGCAGGTAGTCACTGACAGCGTCCTGCGCAGGCTGCTGTACGGTTTCAAGTTCGTGTCCGGATGCAAGGGTCAGCGTGGCAGAAATGTCTACAGGCACTGTCTGCGGCGCTGTGACGGTCACCTGCGCACCGATGGGCGCAAGCCCAAGGCCAAGCCCCTGACCGGGCGGGGGATCGATGGCATTCTGTACCATCTGCACAAGATCACTGGACGCAGGAAGAAAGTCGGCTCCCAAGATGGAGCAGCACACCGTGCCGCCACCATCCCACACGGGGTAGACCTGCACAGCGCCCACGCCGTCTATCGCTTCGATCTCCTCAACGTACTGTGCCACGTTTCCACCAAAGCTGCGGCTGTTCAGACGTTCAATGATTCTCGCGCGGAAAGGCTCATCCTCTTCGGTGTTTTCGCCGGGAATCAGAAGATCCGTCAACTGAGCGCTGTTCAATCCTTCAATGGAATCAATCGGCAGAATGGGGCCGGAGTATCGGTTGCCGATATCACCGGCAGTCTCAGCCTGCAGACGGTAGGCGCTTCCCTCCGTAATGGTGGAGATGACCACAAAATTGATACTCTCAGTGCCATTGATCGTTGAAAATCGCGCACCGATCGGAACCTCACAGTCAAAGATGCCGACCTTTACAGCGGCGGAAGCCTGCTTGCGGGTGATACCGGCCAGCACTGCCAGAAGATCCAGCGAATCTCCGGAGGCTGTCTGGACGAACGCCTGTTTCTGCACAAGGTCGAGGCTCAGATAAAAGCCCTCAAGCACGTAGGCTGCCGGGCCGAGGGAAGTCTGGATAGGGCTGGTATCGCGCTTATCATAGGTATCCGGCACCAGTGAAAGCATGTAGTCGAGGATGTTTTTGTAGGTTGCATCTGAAAAGTTCTGCATCAGAATTTCACCTCCGTTCCGGTCTTAACATCGCCGTAGACTGTTTCGACGGTAAAACTCACCGTCAAATTCTGCCCGTCGATGCTGTATTCGTAGTTTTTTAACCCCGTGATGCGGTCGTCTGTCAGCAGAGCATCCTGCAGACGGCGCTGCAGTTCTGCGGCAACATAACCGGCCTCCTGTCCGACCAGCCCATCCCATTGCATACCGCTTGTTGGCTGGTAGATCTGCCAGCGATAGCGCTCTACGTTCAGGATGATCTCCACTGCCTGCTTTACGGCATCATAGCCGTCGCATGTTCCGGCGATACGTCCAGCTGCACGGTCGATCTTCCATGTCAGGGAAGGCTGAGCGACAAACTCAACGCCGCCCGATAAATCGATGCTGTTTTCCGGCAATACGGCCATTTAATCACCACCTTCATATACACGAGATAACACGACGAACTTCTGGCCACGCTGCACACGCAGAAGAAGCACCTTGTCACCGGCTTTCAGGGCAGGGTTGAGGATGATATATTTCTTATCCTTGCTCAGTGAAAGGACTTTTCCATTCTCCCAGCCTTTGATGTCCTCGCTCTGTACAGAGCTGTCTGCGCCCCCTGAGAGCAGGGAATAACCAGTGTAAGGCTCCGATGGGCCGCCTGTGCTGCCGTGAACACCAGCGTGTATATGGGGCATGGCGTGCCGGTGTTTCAGCAGCGGGATCTTCTTTTCAATGACCGGCTCTGCAAGGTAGAGAATATCCTGCCGCAGTGTAGCCATTTCCGTGTTGATGGAGATTTCCAGCACATCATCATCGGGCGGGGCCTTTACCACGGTGCCGATCTGCAGATCGGTGGGCTGGTCAACGTCTCCGGCAACCCGGTTCAGCTGCAAAAGTGCTTCCACGATGTCCAAAAGATTTCTCTCCCTTACAGAGCTTTTGCTTCCAGTTCCATGGTGTGCAGATCGTTTTCCCACGTATGAGAGACCTTTTCCAGCATGACATACTTGCGGAACGGGTCGCCGTCAAGATCATTGATATTGACCAGAAGAAGCTGTCCCGCCCGCAGGCTATTGACACCCAGCGAGGTGAATTTGAGTTGCTGCAGAACGCGATTGTAATACTCCAGACTGACCTTTGCCTGCTCCTTGACCTGTGCGTCTGTGGCCGCTTCGTCCACCTTTTGATAGAGCTGCAGCAAGCCCCAGCGGGCAATGGTGTCCGAATCCTTTCGGATAAAAACATCGGACTTGCCGGTCTCCTTGTTCGGACGCACCAGCTTGATGCTGTTGTAGGTCTGGGAGTCAATGGACGTGTTGTAGCTGTAGTTGGTCATCAGGCTCTTTTCGCCGATGATGTAGTCGCTCTTCATATCAGCTGCAGAGCGCAGAGCAACACCATCTCCAGAATCGTAAAAAACAAAGACCGTGCCGGTATTCAGCAAGGTCTTCTGGATGGCAGTATTGATGATGTCGATGCAGCTTTTATCCTGCATCACGAGGGAGGGGAGTTTGTAGCCGGTATCGGCCAGCGTGCCCACATCTACCTGCAGGTCTTCACAGATCTGCTTGATAATGTCGGCGGCGCTCTGGGCATAAAATGTGTAGCTGTTATTTGCTTTCAGGTAGCGCAGCCGGTCATAGCAGACCACATCCACAGGCCCCCAACGGTCCTGCCCGCGGCTGAATACCCATCCATAAAACTGCAGTTCTCCATCTGCGGAAAACCGTACAACGTCGCCCTCTTCGATTTTGGATTGCGGCGTGCGCAGATAGGTGAAGGTAAGCTTGCCGGGATTCCCGGTGCGCTGGGTGATCCAGCTTGCGGTTGTTACGCTGTTAGTGAGGTTTAGCAGGTCTCCGGGCGTTTTGCGGCCCACGATCAGTTCATAGCTCACCGGTTCACCTCCGTGAGGTCAGAAGCGGACATCCAGCCGAATACCACCCCGGAAAGATCCTGCACGCAATACGGATGCGGGTTTGTGCGGGATACGATGCGCCGTACCTGCACCTGCTGGCCGCTGAGCGTGCCGGCAGGTGTTGGTGCAGTGCTGGTGCTGTAATATTTCCCGTTTGCCTTACGCTGGGCACCCACATAGAGTTTGCTGCTTTGGATGCTGCGTGCTGGAGTAAGGATCACTTTTACAGCACTGACAGTAGACGTTGCGACAGCAGCGGCAGAAAGCGCCCGCGTGACAGTGTTCAGCGCAGAGGATGCCGTAGTGGCTGCAGGCGAGAAGTTTCCGCTGCTGCCCTGCAGAACAGCCTTCTGCGGTGAAAAGTCCTTGTATTCAGTAATGGTCAGGTCAAAGTAAAAGTCGCCGGTCTCGCCGCCGCGCTCCTCGGTCTTGAAACTGGTAACAAGGCACTCAAAACCCCGTCTCCCTTAATTAAAGATATTGTTGGGTAAAAAAGAAAGGTCAGTCGATTTTGCCGATGAAGCGGTAGTAGATTTCTACTTCCTGCTCACGGCTTCCGTCCTCGCCCTTGACAGCTTCGTGGACGGTTATTTTTTCAATTAGAGTGTTCAGAAGTTCGGCGGTCAGCTCCACAGGGTTGACATACTGTTTCATCAGGGCAATCCACTTTTCAGCATCCGCTGCGGTCTGTACGGCGGCTTCCATCGTTTCGTGAAGCTGTCTTATTTTTGTTTCAAGCTCCTTTTGCTCGTTCTGGTACTTCTCGGACAGCATATTGAAGTTATACTCGGTTATGCGTCCGGCAGACCAGTCCTCATACATTTTAGCAAACAGCCCGTCAACCTCGGCTTTACGCTTCTCTGCCTTTTTCAGCTCCGCAGCCTGCTTTTTCTTCGCAGAGTTTCTTTCCCTGTCGCTGGCATTGAGCAGGCGTTTCAGCAGCTTGTCCTCGTCTTTCTGTGCCAGCATAGACCAGTATTGCAGTCTTGCAAGCACATAGGCATACAGTACATCATAGCGGATATAGTGCATGGAACACTGGCGTAATCCCTGCCCGTTCTTGCTGCAATGGTAGTACCCGTATGGGTTCTTATTCTGCTTGTTTTCCCCATAGGCTAAAGACCATCCGCAGTCTGCACATTTTATCAATCCTGCGAAAATCTGTGTCGTACCGTTTCTGCGTTTCCTGCGTCTGCTTGCAATCAGCTCCTGAACTTTTTGGAACACTTCTTCAGAAATGATGGCTTCGTGGGTATTTTCCACACGATACCATTCTTCCTGCGGCTTCCGCACCTTTTTCTTGTTCTTGAATGAAATGTTGCTCTGCTTGTTGTGAATGCTGTGACCGATGTAGGTTTCCTCTTTCAAAATGCTCTTGACCTGTGCTATCGTCCACGCATAGGCTTTTTCTGCGGGCGCACCGGCGTAGATATTGGCGAAAGTCCCGTATCTTTCATAGTTCAGCCAGCCGGGGGTAGGTACTTTTTCCTCCACCAGAATCCGTGTAATGCTGGCGGCTCCACGCCCGTGTACAGCAAGGTCAAAAATCTTCTCTACAATCCAGCGTGTTTCCGGGTCGATCAGAAGATGACCTTTTTTGTCCGGGTCTTTTACATAGCCCAGCGGTGCATAGGCTCCATAGTGTGCGCCATTGGCAAATCTTGTGTGCATGGCAGCCTTGACCTTTTTGCTGGTCTGTCGGGCGTGCATTTCATTCAGGATGTTTAAGAACGGTGCAAGCTCGCTTTCTCCGTTGATGGTGTCCACATTGTCATTGATGGCAATGTAGCGTACTCCCTTGCTGGGGAAATAGATTTCCGTGTACTGACCGGTCAGGATATAGTTTCTTCCCAGACGGGATAAGTCCTTTGTGACAACGCAGTTGATTTTCCCGTCTTCGATGTCATCAATCATCCTTTGGAAACTTGGACGCTCGAAATTTGTCCCACTCCATCCGTCGTCAATGTACTCGTCTACAACGGTCAGCCCATGCTCTGCGGCATACTGTCTAAGCATCATGCGCTGGGTCTGGATACTGCCGCTTTCCCCCTGTAATTCATCGTCACGGCTCAATCTCAAATATAGTGCAGTGTTATAAATCGTTGTATTGTATGGTTGTTTCACGGTTAAAAATCCTCCTTCTAAAAGAAACAACCCACGCTTATACAATACTCGCTGGTACAAGTATATCATAAGCGTGGGCTGATTGACAGTCGTTATTCCGTATTTTTTCAGGAAGCGGCGGCAGCGTGCTGGATCACATCTTCCAGCAGGCTGTCAAGCGGCTTCCCATCCTGTGCGAAATGCTCCGATACCTTGATACGGACTTTCCCCATGACAAAATACTGGGTGCCGTCTTTTTCGGTAAGCAGGGTGCCGCTGTTTTTGTTATTGCTCTCGTTTTTGCTTTTTGCCATAGGCAGTTACCTCCATAAATGAAATATGCCCGACAAGGGAATGTCAGACAGGTGTACAGCCGCAGACTGTCTCCGTGTCAACCAAACCGTGTCAACCGGCAGAAAAGACTTTGAAAACAATCCATAGGCGCTCTATTATTACTTTTTACTTTTTCTTTGATTTCTTGGTTGACATGGTTGACAAAGGAGAGAAATGCCCCAAATATCAGGCTTTTCCCCGTCAACCGGCTGTCAACCAAAGCGTCAACCAAACTGTCAACCGGTGGCTTTTCAGAATGGAAGTTCCATTTGCCGGGCTTCTTCTTCCGTGATTTCCTGAAAACCGTCCCCCTCCGGCGGAGCTTGGTTGACACGCTCCCAGCCTTTTTGAGAACCGTATTTCTTATACCGCTTCGGGCTTTTGTAGGCTACCCAGCCCTGTATGATGCCGCCCGCAATGCCGGTATTCATAATCTCGCAGATTGCCCGTGTCTCCCAGTCTGCCGGGGAATTTAAGTTCCCCAGCGCTTCCTCATAAAGCTGCTTGGAACATACCCTGTCGCCGGTGTAGTCCTCCAAATAGGCGTAGATCATGCCGGCCTGTGTGTCTTCCTGCATAAAGTCCTGCTGGTGGGCGTTCAGGTATCGGTTCATTTCCATGCTGAATGACAGCTTATACTTCCCACTGCGATAAACCGTCATGGCTTCCGCCCACATCTGTTCGATATACGCCCTCGCCGCCGCTTCATCGTCCAGTATGTGAACCTCCGCCCGTTCCGGGTACACCGTCACGGGGAGAAAGCGCCGGTTGCCGGTGCG